TTCTTCGTACTTATCTGCAAGAGCTTCTTCCTCTTCAAGCATGTCAAGTACGGAAGGCATTTCTGCAACTTGACCTTCTTCTTGGTCAAGAATTTGACGAGCAAGGTCCTCATCTACTCTTCGAGCTTCACCCTCGTTGTAAATATCTTCAATAAGTTTGTTTGTATCAATGCCATTAAGTTGAAGAGCATCGCGAATTGCTTCTCCAGGAACATTAGCAACAAATTCTTCGCCATCTTCTGTTTGAAGTTTAACTGCGCCATATCCAGGCATTTCATTGCCAGGTTCTAGAGCACGACGAAGTTCAGCCTCAAGGTCTGCTTGTGGAACAGACTGGGCTAGGAATACTGGATTATCGCTAAAGCCTTCTGGAAGAACTGGGTCTGGATTCTCTGGTGTTACTTCTCTCCAACTTGTAAATGGGGCTGGATTAAGTTTGTTGTATCCAACAGGTGGCTCGACATCATCATTTTCTGGCAAGAATGGAGTGTGGTCCTTTGTCTCCATAAATTGCTTCATTTCTGCATCGCCAAGTCCTTCTAGGACTGGTGGCAGTGGAACCATATCCATCTCTGCTTCGTCAAATGCTGGCTCTTCAGCTGCAGGAGCAACATCAGGAACACCCTCCTCAAGCATGCGCTTGAAGGATTCTTCTAGTGCAGGAGTTTCTCCAGTAACTTGTTCTGGTTGCTTACGGAAATCATTTAGCGCATCTTGATTTGCTGTTCCGCCAAGAGCATCGTCATAGATTCGAGCAAGTTCCATATCAGCATCTTCATCTTGCTCTTTGAGAGCGTTGTAAAGAGCATTTGCGTCGACCATTTCGTCTCCGCGATTAAATCCTAGGTTTCCATAACCAAAAGCATTCTCATTTTCGCCCTGAGGAACTATCGCTTCTTCTAGAGCAGCTTTGATATCTCGTGGGTCAAACATTTGAGCAAGTTCAGCTGGGTCATCGGTGAAGTTTGTGCTCTCTTCATCAATTCTGCCTTCAGCTTCATACATTGCCCCTGGCTTTATCTTGTATGCACCTGCTGGATAGTTGAATTCGAAAGTTTCTGGTTTTTCCGCTGCGGGTGCTTGCATATCTTCTGGCTTAGGCAAACGAGCTTTTGGTTTTGCAAGAACTTCTTCGTTGTCACGTAGAGAGTCTTGTACTTCTGCCCAGTTTTTGTATTGGCCAAGTGGATTCTCCATATCGTCTTTGTTGTAGACGGCAAAGTTTTTATTTCCATCAGCATCTTCAGTAATATCTACAAGGAATGCGCCATCTTCCCAAACATTATCTTGTTCGCGTTCAGCGCTACGGCTCCAACCTGCAGGAGCATCAATAAACTTAATATCTTTTTCATCAATAACATCGCCTTCTTCAGAAATAGAAGGCTTTACTTCTCTTGGAGAGTATCCATCTGGAGTTGGAAGAACTGCTTTGACGAACTCTCCTCTAGATGCAGGAACTTCTGCGATTCTTCCATCTGGAAGTTCAATTTGAATGTTGTCGCCCTCTCCCTGCGCAACTGTGCGACCAGTTAGAGAGAAAACTTTCCCATCAAGACGACGAATAAGAGCGCGAAGACCGCCGCCCTCATAAGCAAAGCGACCCTTACGGTCACGACGCTGACGCATAGCGCGTTCACGGCGAGCAGCAGAGGAGTTTCCATCACCAAAAGCTGCAAGAAGCGCTTCAGTTGGAACTGTACCTTGTGGAAGACCACTTAAAAGCGATGTGTAATACAAATGCTCTGCAGAACCTGGAAGTGAAGTGAAAGCAGATGCAAGAACTGCTCTTGCTGTTTCATTTGTGATTCGAGAATCATCAGAATACCAACGTGCGTGTGCCTCACGAAGGGCGGAAGCACTTAAGGAATTCAAACGTGTGGAACGTGGGTGAGAAACTGGAAGTAAATCTGTGTGGCTATGAGTAAAAGAGTCTGCTTTGTTATGTTGAGCAAGATTAATGTATGTGGAAAGGTCTTTAAGAGCTAGATGCTCACGAAGTGAGAATGGAAGACCCTTTGTCTTTTCAAGAGAACGCAGTACAACAGTAAATGCTGCTCGCTTTGTGATTCGACGTGAAGTAGAAGCAAACTCATTGGCTGAGTCAACTACTTTTAGTGTCTGCTCACGTAAGCGGAAAGCCTGACGAACAGTATTTGGCGTCTGCTTGTCAGCAAGAGCATAACCGATACGGCGGATTCTACTCATTTACATCCTCGTCTTCTTCTACAACAGGAAGCAAGTCCCCGTCGAGGCTTTCGTGACCAAGTGAAGCAAGAATTGAAGCTCGTACAAACGGATCTTCGCCTTTTCTCAAAGCGCGAAGCCATGCTGCACGAATTGCAGGCTCTGCTTCATAACCAAATCCTGAATACTCTGTGAGTGCAAGAATTATATCCTCTGGATACTCGTACTCTTCTTTGTTTTTAATTTCAATATCTAATTCTTTGTCGTAATAATCTTCTTCTGCTTCTTCAACAAGTTTCTTTGCATCCCAAGTAACAACTCCATCTGGCAAAACAGCAAAACGACATACACCCTCTGGCTCTACAGGCTGAGCAATAATTCTGCATGATGCCCCGCCCATATAAAGAACACAGTTGCTGCACTTAACGCCAATTTCTGCATCTTCATTTTCAGATGCTGGTGTGTATCCAGCCCAAATTCCAGTTCCATCTTCGTCAAACTTTCCATACTTGTCTGCAATCTCTGCTAGAGCTTGGGCAAGTTCTCTTTCCTCATCAACAAGAATTCCAGAAGCAAGAATTGATGCTGACTTCTTAGAAGAACGCGGATGTGATGCTGGTAGAAGGTCGTTATCTGTGGTGTAAGCAGGATTAGAAGGCTTCCCAGACTTGAGTAAACGCAAGAACGCATTGACGCGACCCATAGCCCACTGACCACGAGTCATTCCTGGTCTATGAGAACCAGAAAATGCACCTGCGCCACGTCGATAAACAGCCTTGAGCATTCCTAAAGATGCTCTGCGTCCTGGAGAAGCTTTTTCATTGTGCTTAGCAACTTTTGCTTTCAAAGATTTTTCTACAGCAGCAGAAAACTTTACTTTGCGTGCTGCTTTTGTTCCCTTAGCAGAGCCCTTTGGGTTTTTACGAGAGCCTTTGATTCGGTCTTTTTTAGGCGCTGGTGTTTGGGCTAGTTTCCGTGCCAACTGTTTCACCTCCCGCTGCTGGTGGAGTTTGAGTTGCTTGCTGCAAAATTTGTTCTACCTCTGTAGGTAGTGGAGCAACTGACTGTGCTTGTTGTGATTCTCTAACTGCTCCCATTACTTCTGGAGCAAGAGCACCAAGCATCGCTTCTGTGAGTTCTGGAGTAATAACACCCTTCTCAGAAAGCATGCGGATAGCAAGTTCATTTGGAGTTGGCGCATCTGCATCTGAGAATCCATGAGCACGTCGCCATGTCTGATATGAAACAGCGCCACGGTCAAATCCAGCATCTGCATCTGCAGCACGGTCATTGCGAGTTGCAACTGCGCTTGGGTCATACCAAACAACAATTTTGTTGACCTCTGCTGGAGAAAAGCCTTGTGCCTCAAGATATGGACGCAAGTAAACAATTGTTAGTGCATCAACAATCAGAAGCATTAGGGGTTCGATGTGCGCCTTGTAGAGCGCTTCGTCAATTTGTAGAGCGTTCGAATACTTTACGTTAGCAAGACCAGTAACGACATCTTTCGGGACATCCAATCCCTGTAGGATTCGCTCAAGCACTCGGTCTGCACGTTGAGCTAGCGATGGGTCAAACGAACGCTCAAATTTAAATTGCTTGATTCTGTCACCAAGCTCTGCAGGTCCACGAATAATAAGTGGCACAACTGCGCTAGCAGATTCTTCATCTCTGATAGGGGTTGTCATCGCATCGATGAGTTGCTCTTCAAATTCGTCTTCTGCTTCTTCTGCAGTAAATCCAGGATTTAATTCATGGTCTGCTTCATCATATGGATAATTAGGGTCGCCACCAGCGGCAACAGAAAGTCCATCTGGTAAATAAAGTGCACCAGCATTGAGGCGAGAACGTGCTGTTGCACGGAATGTTCTGTTGAGGAGAAGAAGTTCTGCGCAAAGGTCGAGAAGTCCACGTAATGATGAATCTGCTTCATCTGAGTAACGTGGATGTGAACGCCAGATGCGACCAACAAAAGCATTCTTTGTTAGCTTGCGTCCGCCGCCCATTCCGCCACCAGCTATTTGTTCACGACGACCAATGACGTTGTATCCGCCACGAGCATCTGTCATAACTTCATCAACTGAGCGGATATCCCAAGACTCTGAAACTCCACTTCCAATTTGTTCTGGCATTTGTACTAAATAACATTCACCAGCAACAGAAAGATTTAGCGCAGCATCTTTTAGAAGACCTGCTTGTCCGCCATATGCAGAACTCAAACGGTTCAATGCACGTTCTGCTGCTGCAGCAAGACGCGGGTCAATGACAGCAGAGTCGCGTACAGATGCTGGAGCCTCTGCAGGGTTATCAACATTTGCAGCATAAATTCTGATTCGTGAAACTACTGATGCAACAAGATTGAATGCATATTTGATTTCACCAATTGCGTCGTAATACTCCCAAGCTTCTGCTTGCCAAGAACTTGAACCAGCAGCTCTGCGAACTTTAAATTGTTCGAACTCTCCCTTGTCATTAATTTTTATTTGCGCTGCAGCCGCTGTCAAAGTGCGTGGCGCTGAATATGCAGCAGGTTGAGCAGAGTTTGAAATAAATATTGAAGCTGGGCCATTGATTGATGGCTGAGAAACTTTTTGTACAACTTGAGTAGAGCGAGTGCTCTGTCTTGTCCGCTTACGAGAGGTCTTTGCTTCAGTATTTGTTGCAGGGACTACTGAATCTGAGTCTTTATCGCGGCTAAAAATGCCCACAGACTGCTCCTCGTCTTATCACGGAACACAAGTTTGTAAAACTACTCATGTGCGGTCAGGTAACCTGCTACAGCGGACAGCGCAAGGACTAAACCGATATAGAAAGCTACTGTAGGGATAATAATACCTAATATTACAACTAGTGATGCGACCCAAATGCTGCTGCACCAAGTGCAAGTAAGTAGATAGCCGAACTTTGAATACTCTGGGGCAAAGCGATTAAGGATGTTGTTACGAAGTTGCGCAAGAATTACGTCATCAACTACAAGACTAG